AATCAAAGTCGAAATAACCACGCTGGATACCCTCATAATAAAAATCAGCAGGAAGTTGAATGTAATCACCATTCATACGGTACGAAATCATACCGTTGATATTTACCCTGCGGTACAAGCCACCTTTGACACCTTCGTAAATGTCTAGTGACTGTAAACATTTATCAGTTACTTCCCAGATACCAACTGGCAACATAGCGCCTTCTTCTGGCACAATGTCGGCAACGCCGCGAAACACTAGCTTCCAATTAGGAAAGTAAGCAGACCCAACTGGAGTTGATTCGGGGCATCTTGATTGCATTTGCAACACATCAAGATTAGAACCATAAGCAAAATATAACATTTTCTTTCTCTTTCGTTTGTTAAGCATTCGCTAATATGGCAATGATTGCTCATGTTGTCAACAACAAAAATAAAAAAAGATTAGACCTCAATATCGTTTAGGAAATCTCTCCCCCGCAGGCAAGATAACCACAACCGTCTATCCAATTATCTTCATGTTCAGGATTTGATTTTATTCTGGCAATCTTCAGCAGTGTCATCATAACCGCTACATCAGATGACGAAATTTCAACATCCAAATGGACTGACCAATACCGAGCAATTGTTCGGAAATTATCCTCCATAGCGCCGTGATCCGCTGCTCGGTCTTTCGTTACATACTTCTTCGCTGTGTCCAGAACCTCTGCCCTCTTCATATCCAATCCCTCCTATGTGCGTGGCATTGCCAAGTAAGACCATGATCACTGCTGTACCAAGCCTGCTCTGAATCACAATCCGAACAATTCTTCGTGACATGTTGCGCCGCTGCACTTTTCTTTTGTGTTATTTGTTTTATTTTTCTTTTTTCAAACGGGGTAGAGGCAAAATCCCCGAACAAATCCCCGATTTTAGACATTATCCCGCCCCGTTACTGCTTCATATTCACCTCTGGACATGTCTCCATTAATAGCTCCAAGCCAGATCTTCCCTCCAGTGGCTGTTAATTGGAACTTTTCAATTCGACCAGCTTGATGTAGCTCCCGAACATATCTTTCCAAAATACTGCCACTAAGTCCTTGGAGAACTTCGGGAGCATCAGCATCTTCCACACGCCGAGCAACTGCGTTATTACCTGACATGTGGGTAAGAGCAACGCCCCGACTTTCACAATGTATAATCCATTCACACATTGCATCTAACTTTACTTCCCGAGCAGAGCCAGACTCCAATGCTTCAATTTGTTCGGTTTTATCTACCAAAAGCCCGGTCATTGGGTCCCGAACAAAATGCCGAATATTTCTACTGGCAGGTCCATTTGATTTAACAATGGCCCCGTCAAAACATGTGTTCCGCTGATAAGGAACCCCGAGGCGCTCACAGGTTTTTAGACCCCGAGCAGTATCAACTTGCCATAAAGCAAAAGCCGACCTAACTCCATCGACAAGCGCACTTGTTCCCCGAATAAGATTTCTTGCCTGTTCTGGTGTTTTAACAACAGCGTCATCTTTTATTTTAGTCATATGATGACACATAAGAACCGCAGCACCTGTTTCTGTAGCTATTTGAGATAGTAATCCCGTTAGAGCCGCTCCCGCTGCTGGATCAGCGTTTACATCTGCATGAACAAAAGATGCCAACGGATCAAACACAATTAATTTTAAGTCCTTCATCTTCAGTATTTGTTCATAAATCTTTTCAAATTCCTGACTCGTACTGAACTCACCATGATTATCTGACAAAATAGGGAATACCCCGCCGACATTTGGTAACGGAACAACTTTTAAATCATATGGGTAATTCATACGATCCATAAATGGATCAAGTCTATCAATACGGCGGTGCATTTCACCTTCATCATCCTCTGCCGTAAAGATAACTACATTCCCGAACTCTTTAACCAATCCGCCAAAGGCGTTGGTCATTGGCCTGCCCGAGGCGATCTTCATCCCCATGTCAAGCGTCATCATGCCTTTGCCAGAGTCACCCGCAGCAGAAAAAATGATAGGAACCCCAAGAGGGAACGTGCCATCAATTAGAAATTTTTGAACTGGAGCATCACCAGTAAACCTTGATGCAGAAAAAGTGTCATCAAGAAGATTAATAGAAACCTTTGTAGGCTTGGCCTTCGACTGTATAAAGTCCTGAACATCAAACCCTTCAGCAATAGCATCTGAAGCATCCCAACCTTCAGGCTTACCCATTGGAGGGGTAAGCATTGTTACAGATCTCGCCCCTGCCGCAATAGCCAAGTCCTGAATAAGATCAGCTAGTTTTTTGCCAGCAGTGTCATTATCAGGCCATAAAATAAGCTCTTTGTTCTGGAGTGGAGAAAAATCATACTGTGAAGAACTTTTTTTCGTTAAGGCACCCGCTCCTCCGATTGTACATGTTGCTGTGTGTCCCTGATTATTTAAAGCATCAGCACACTTCTCACCCTCAACCCAAATAACCCGACTAGATGCAATAACATTAGGTATGTTATAGATTGGTCTGATGTCAGGAAATTTTGAATATGGGGAACCCTCAATAAACGGTCTAAATTCTTTCTTCGGCTTGCCATTTGTATTTAAAACTGGATTACCAGCCATGTCCTTGACGTTATACCGCCTAACAGAAACCAAAACTTCGCCATCTGCGTTTGTATATACATATTCAGCGTCAAATGGAGTATTTGAATTGTACTGCTGCTTAAATGGATTTACTGCCGGGGCATTATCCCGAACAATTTGTGGTGCTTTATTGTCCAAATAAGTTTCAAACATGTCCTTTATTTCGCCAAGCTTCATCCCCTTGGCTTCCATTAAAATCTTTACAATGCCCCCGATACCTATACCGCCATTAAAATCCTGACCCTTCATAAAGTTAGGAGAATGCTGATCAATGTTGATTTTCATTGATTGACCGGGGTCACCTAGCAAAGACCCGATGAAGAACGTGTTGCCAACAATTCTGCCAGCAGGGAAGGTGTCCTGAAGAATGCGAATTTGTTCGCTTTTCGGAACGCTCTTAGAAATCTCTTCGACTAAATTGTTAGAAGAAAAACCAGATGTAGTATTGCCAAACCTAATTACACTCATTATATTGATCCTTGTTAAGCATGAAGACATTTAGGGGAACAGTCCTTCACCAGACTGTTCCCTTTTTTATTTATTTAGACCAGCAAGTATTATGAAACTCACACCATTTGCAACTGTAATAATCGCTGTTCTGCGCTACACGCGGTAACATCTCACCTGCTTTAGTTGCTTTGAGAATGTTTACAGCCTTATCACTAATGGACTGTGCAAGATCCCCGTCAAATGGGATCATTTCAATATATATTTCGCTGGTATTCTTGTTCATCACTGTGAAACAGCATGGGTTTTCAGATAAATCCATGTAAGCCTGATATAGGGCAACTTGTGCTGCGTAAACAGGATTAGCAACTGCAACGCCTTTACGAACAAATTCTTTGAATTTTTTGTCAGATGCTGATTTACATTCCCATAGCATGGGATAGTTCAAGTTAAGTGGACCTTTTGTAATAATCCCGTCTACATGACCCCGAACTTCACCCCCTGCTGTATCAAAACCAAATTGTTCGCCTTTTATTTCTGTCCTTAATTCAAAACCTGCATCACGAAAGATTAAGACCATCATATCTTCGATACTATGGCCTAAAGCAAAAGTTCGCAGAGTTTGTGCTGGAAAGCCTTTATCCTCATCAATTTCCTGACCCATATAACGGTACTGAAGTTTGCGGGAACAGGGGTCACCAAGGCTAGAAGCGCCTAAATACTTGCGTTTCGGAGCCTTGTATTCTTTCTCTTTTATACCTCGGTCTAATTCTTCTTTAATATGATCAGATATATCAGAACGGTATGTCTGACTCTTGGAGGCCAATTCTTCCGCCTCCATATTTGAAGTAAATTTCCATAAGGTTTGTCCCAGCGTACTCATCATCCAGCCCTTCTGATAACTTTTTTAATATCAAAGCAATTGCGATCACTTCCTCTTCACTTAAATCGCACAATCTTTTTTCCCATCCAATAGACCCGAACAATTCACCTATTAGGCTTAATGTAGAGTCACATTTTCCCCTGCTGCTCCCATCCCCCATTTGTCTTCTCCTTCTGAATGTCCAAAAACAACTTTGTACATAGCGTAATTTTCAAAATGTAATTCTGCTTCACCATAAACAAAAGAATTGTCATACTTGTCTAAGTAATCACTAATAGTGTCCATAACTTTATTATGAACTTCATCCTCATCATCAGGATTGACTACTTGAATAAAGCAGGAAATTTCAACTTCACTATTGTCTGCTAAATTTAACGTAACTTGTAAGTTTCCACGGTTCATCGTTCTTCTTTCTGAATTACATTCTTGACCGTTTCGTCAATAAAAGGCTTGTTCCAGACATAATTAAGCATACATGCTGCTTTATATTTAGTCCAACTAAAGTCAAGTGCGCCAACATGAACACCGTATGTATTCAACAGATTACGTTGTTTTTCACTAACTCTGTCATTTAACCAGCGTTTTGTTTTCTTTGCGCTGTTCCCATCTTCATTAGTACGCAAGAAGTCATCAGCAGCAGCCATAACTTGCCTTAAAGTGCCAACGCTTATTAATCTAGCGTGTCCTTTATTACGCTTTACAACAGCAGCCGATATATCTCCTAAGTCAGCAACAATAGTAAATCCATTAAAACCTGTTGCTGCCCAACATGAGCCTGTACCAAATAAATCAATCCATCTAAATGGAGAGCGCTCCATCAGATCAACCTCAGTAAGTTCAAAAGACTCTAAAGCTTCTGCTTCCATTGCTTCGCTATCTGCAATTTCATGACCGCACATAGGACATTGTTTTGCCGATAAAGGCATCTCACCATTACAGTTGGGACAAATTTTTGTTGGAGCTTCCCCATTAGCATCCGAACCTCCATCCAAATTAACAAGATCATCAAGAGATCCATGCGTTAATACAGACGTTCCAAAGTCCATCACAATACAGTTAGTTTTTACAACCCCCGG